GGAGTAAATACTTTTGAAATATCTCTTACATTTACTAATGATTCTGTTATAGATACGCTTTCATCTTCAAACATATCTACCTTTATGTAATCGCTTTCAATTTTATATGTTTCAACTCCAAAACTTCCACTAAAAATATCAGCACTTAAACTAAGTTGTGTATCACTATCAATAGCTGTAACAAAAGCTCTAAGACCTTGTATGTCTGGTAATACATTTGTTACTAAATCGCCTACCTCAACAGTTTCATTAAAGTTAGCAGTAGAATCTATTAACTTATTTGTAGCAGTTGATGATGGACTACCAATAACACTTTTGTAGCCTTTTATATGTAATTGTATTATTTGCATTTATCTTACGTTGTTTATAGTATTAAAGGCAAACTCTATTTCTATTGTATAGTTTATTATCTTGTCATCTAATTGTGTCTTATACGCAAAAGAGCTACTTGTTACTTGTATCGGTAATGTCTGTGATTCTATCTCTATCCAACAATCTTCACTTAATTGCATTTGTTTAAATACCTCGTTATAAGACTCTGGGTAATATCCTGTGTTTAGCGTTAGTTTCTCTTTACCATTCTTAGTAAGTGTCTTATCTTGATGTCTGCTTATATCATAACCACCAGCTACAATTGTATTACGCTTAAACTTCTCTTGCTTTGTTGTAAGAGTTTCATTAGTACGTTTAAAAAACCATATATCTTGTAATGCACCAAACTTATTTACAAATGTAATCTTGTAAGGCTCATATTTGCACTCTGTTACATTATCTACTGTTAGCTTAGTAACACCACTTGTAGTATCTACATATATCGTGTCAAAGTCAAATAAAGTAAACTCATCACTAAAAGCATCTAAACAAGAACTACCCTCAAAAGTACCACCATCTTGTATTACTCTATCCTCAAACTCATCAGAGCCATTTACACCATTTGTAACGTACTCTATTTGTGTTGTACTACTTGTAGTTGAACTAACAGCTTTTGTATATACTACATCTCCGTTTAACTCATAAGTAACTTGTGTTGTTGTTGAGGTGTCAACAGGAATAGTAGCTGGTGCATCATCTAACTTTACTATTTTAGTATTTGATTGTAAAAGACCTGTATTATTCTGTGGGTTAGCACCATCTTCAAAAAAGCCATAACCATCAAACCCTTTTAATTGTACAAAAGATGACCAAGTACCAGTTACGTTTGTAAGCTCTATTTTATATCTATAATCTACCCAAACTATTTCAGTTGCATAATCTCCATCAAATGTATGTAGTAAATAATCTCTTACAATTTCCCCTATTTCAAATGTAGCGTTCTGTTCTACTGCTGATGAGGTTAATGTGAATTTATTAGCTCTTGTGTTATTAGAGCCATTATCTTGTACTCCTGTATATACATATAATTCTAAATCTACCTTGACTAAGTTTGTGTTAGTAAAGTTTATGTAATATGGACTTCTTGCGTTTACTTTGCTCATTTGCTTATGTTTACTTGTATTTGTTTTTCTATTCCTATTGCGTATGCTTCTACTAATTCATCTGGCAATCTCTTAAATGCAGCAGCAAAAGGCTTTGTAAAAAACATACTTGGTCTTATTCCTTTCTTATATATTGATTTAGCTATTGCGTAATTCAATCCTTTTCTCTTTTCAAACTTACCACCTTTACCTCTTGGTGCTATTCCCTTTCTAATAGTCCATTTGTCAAATGCCTTAGCTGGTGGCATCTTGTTTGTGTATTTATATGGTGTGTTATATTTCTTTTCTGTACCACTAACCCCTCTATCTTGAAACTTACCATAATCGACCATATCAAAGCCTAAGGACATAGTAGAGCCACTTTGACTTATCTCATACCCTAAACTATTATATAGTTCCTTAGATACGTTTTTTTTGCCTTTAGATAGATTGCTTCGTGATTGTTGTATAACATACTTAGCAAACTTATTTAGCTCATCCCTTAAATACTTATCTGCTAACATATAGTAATATCATTATGTATTACAATATCCATAGTAGCAGCAAACCCAGCAAGTCTATTATCAAACCTTTCATAAAAAGGCTCTAAGGTTGCATCTCCCTCTAATTGAAACTTATCACTATATAGTGTACCTCTGCGTAATACCATTACTAATTTATTCAATACTGCTAATTGTGTGTTAAGTACATCTTGTTCGTTATTATTACCTCTGAATATGTCTGTTGTTTCTGTCTTGCTTTCGTCTACTATATCCATAGCCATAACAGTTATATTAAACAACAATACTTGTTCTTGTGTTGTAACGTTGTTTATGATAATATGACATAAAGGAAAGATACTTTGCTTAGATAAGTCTATGTCAAATATATCTCCTGTTGTAACTGTGTTTACATTAACATCACTTAAAAGCTGTGTCTTAATCGTTTCTGTTAATTGGTAAAATCCTCTTATCCCTGTTTGGCTCATTGATTATTGTTTTAATTATAATTGCTAAAAAAACTACTGATATACTTGTATGACATTCGCATAGTCCTAATAAGTGTTGTATCATTTAAACTTGTTTTTTATTCTTGCTGATTCTATTTCGTTTTTCTCTTTTGTATATTCTAAATACGTTAAGCATTGATGTACGTTTAGTTTAGTGATATTTTCAAATTTTGTAATATCTCCGTTAGCGATTCCATAGAGTGCGTTAAACCATCCCCATTTGGATGAGAAAGCAGATGCTGAGCTAAAGCTATCTCGTTCTTCTTCTCCAAAGAGTTCATCATAACCAGAGATAAGTCCTTGCCTAAATTGTAAAAAAAAACTATTGCACCTAATACTGCATCTAAAGGAAAATCTTTAGCATCTTCACTTGTATCTGGGTTATAGTCTTTTATCTTGTATCTATGCCCTCTCTTGTGTTCTATTGGTCTGAATAATACATTTACTGCTCTATGTAAATTATCATTATCGCCTATAAAAGTATCTAAGTCCATATACTCTCCAAAGCTCATATCATCTAACTCTGGTATAAAGCCATACTCCACACCATTAAGTGTGAATCTATTTATAAGCTGGTGTTGTGCATCAAACATAGTATTTATGATTTCACAGACCTCAGCAATATCTGTAGCTTTCATATTCCTTACTACTATCTCTGGAACGTTACAAAATATCTCTACTATCTTTAATTGTATCGCAGAATCATTTGTATCATCTAACTTGCTTTCTAACTTTGCAAACTCTTGGTATTGTTTAAGAGTTACATCATTTAAACTTGTCGGTATTCTTAGATTAACTTTCATACTAATATATAAACGTTTTTAAATTATTTTAGTGAACAATATACTTACCTCTATTAGGATTTTGTAATTGATAACCTACAGCGTATCTAACTGCATCTATCAAGTGATTATACTTGTCTATTGGTGTATTGCTTTTTCTTTCTAACCATCTATAGTTGTTTAGTTCTTTGATGAGGTTTGTACTATCTGGACTTACCACTAAGTCATAGTCTTGTAGTAGGCTTATTCCGTATGTAACACTACCTTGACCTTTTATACTTGGCTTTACGTTACAATGTCTTTTAAGTTCTGTTATTAGTCTTGGCTCTGCACTATCAGCTACTATCAAACCATCTCTTGCGTGTTTCTGATTTAACTCTGCTATTTGTGATGTTGTTAGTCTTGGTAAGTAAAAGCACTCTTTTAGATATATTGTCTTATTAGCTTTATCTATGTTTACCTCAACTAATGTAGATGGGTCTGCAGCAAATCCGTAATCTTGTCCCCATACACTTACACTACTTCTTTTAAATTCCCCTATAGTCCAGTTGCTAAATATAACACCCTCAGCTTTAGACATCCAAGCACCTAACATCTGTTGTTTGTATTTCTCTGGACGTCTTGACCTCATCTGGTCTAGTTGATCTATATAGCTTTTAGATAAGTTCTCTAAGTTGTCTAAGTATGTGGTGTGTATATAGGTAGTGTTTTCTTTTGTTGTATTGCTTCCCTCTTGTACCCCTCTATCCTCAAAGAAGCGTGTATATATAAAGTGTTCTTTAGTAGTTGGGTTTAGTATTAGGATAACTCTGTTTTGCTTACCTTGTTGTCTTACTGATAAGTCTATTGTGTCAAACTTCTGTTCGTCTGTTAGTTCCTCAGCTTCATCTACTACCCAAGTTGTAATACCTTGCAGAGATTTAAGGTTTGCAGTCTGGTCGCCACTTGATGTCTTTATACCTCTAAAGATTATCTTACTTCCTGTCTTTTTGTTTAGTATTTCGTCTTTTGTTATGTGGAAGTCGTGTACACAATTAAAGAGTTCTAACTTGTCTATGAACTCTGGTATAATTGATATGTATGCTGAGGTTAATGTATAACGAGTAAACAGGATTGTGTGTCCTTGCTCGTATGTAAGCATAACTAAGAGGGCATTGATAGTAAAAGACTTACCACTACCTCTACCCCCACTAACTATAAAGTACCTACTATCTTCACTAAGTATAGGTTTATATTTATTGTGTATCTCAATCAACGAACTTTATTAAATCTCTAAAATTGATGTTTAAGCCTTCGCTGGAGTTTATGTCTACGCTTTCTTTTGGTTTACCATATCTATAACTTAAATACAGTTGCACAGCTCTCATATCTCCTTTAGCTACTAACTCCCCTAATTTAGATAATGCTTCGTCTTTGTCTATTATTGCATCTAACCTTTCTATTAACTTTTGCTCTTGTGCTTTTGGTTTTCTACCAGCACCTTGTCTTGAGCCTCCTCTATTTTCTACTTTCATATTTTGAAAAACTTTGATTAATCAAACTATTAATATATAAACAGAATTAATTTTTTTTAGTTCATTAATATTTCTTCTATCAGTTCTATCTGTTGGTCAGTAGCTTTCGGTAGCTTCTCCATTACATATAGTTTAGTATCTCCTAATAGATGTTTATATGTTAGCTCTAAGTTTTTATTGTATTTACAATGTTGCTTATATGTGTTTAAGCTATGTATTATAGAACAATGTGTTGTATTATATCCGTTCTCTTTATATTCTTTTACTATATCTCTAAATATCTTTTTGTTTTGTTTTCTCATATACTTATTAGCTACACTTCGCATCTCTATAACTTCTCTACGTCTTGTTTGCTCAAATATATCTATATCGTTTACTTGTAATATTATATCTCTAATTGCTTTTAATTTCATATCTATATCTCTTTATAAGTACTCTTTTTATTTGTTCTGCTATAGTAGTTTGTTTGTGTCGCTTCGTTACAAGCTATAAACTTAACCTTGTCGTTATTAGGTTTTAGCTTATACCATCTACCATTCTTTTTTCTCCACAAGGATTTCATACTATTGCGTTGTCTAATTGTTGTATTAAGTGTCTTAACTCGCTTCTTTCAAACTTACCTGTTATTTCTGCATTGTAAGTTTTAAAGGTTAAGTGGTACATATCTTTATCTGTATCGTGTTTGTTTTCTCGTTTCCCTAAGTATTCTATTTTTAAGTTAAATTTCATATCGTTTTATTATATTGGCTTAAAGGTGCTTTACCCTCTTGTTCTAATTCTTTCTGTAGGTTAGCTAAGGCTCTCCAAGCTACCTTTGCTGAATGTCTTTGCATATCTTTGTCTATTGTACCAGCCTCTATTAAATGCCTTGCTAATGCATCTAATTCGTCTGATGATTTAGCTCTATCCCAATGCAGAGGTTTGTCTGGATGGTGTTGTTGATTACCAGCCCAAGATACTTTAGCTACCTCTCTTATTGCATCTGGGAAGTATTTAAGCACTCCACTATATACAGGCATTTGTTTTCTTATATATGCTGTTTCAGTACCACTAATATAATCAATCTTTTTGTTCATCTTTCTGTTTTTCTTTTTTAGATAATGTAAGTTTGATAGCTTCTATCTGCACATATAGCTGAGCTACTACATTTTCTAATCTTAGTATTCTTTGTATCTGTGTGTGTTTCTTTGGTTTCATCAAAATAATTTAATTTGTGTTTGAGGCTTGTAACTTGCATCATATCTTTTATTTGTTTCTTTTGGATAATTTTTAATTTTAAAAAGTTTACTTTTCATTATAATTTTTTTTTGTTTTCTTGTTCCATTTATAAATACATATCTATTTTTTGGGGGTCTTTCAACTTGGTATAAATCATCTCCATATTTTTCTTTTAGTTTTTTTACTCTGTCTTTTGAGTAAGCAAATTCATCAAATAATGTTCTTGTGTGTATATTTGGTCTTGATTTTAATTTCCAATCTTTTTGAGTGTGGCTTTGACCTGTGTAATAAAAATTTGTAGCTTGATAAATATATCCATTATGACCAAAAGATTTATCAGCATAACTAACTATTATAATTGGTTTAGGTAATTTTTTTATACTATTAGAAACAAAAAAAGAAGTTGCATTTTTATCTAAATCATCATTAGTAATTAATCTATTTAATTCATATACCAAGTGCATATATTCAACACCAAATAAAGATTTTTTCATTTGCATTGGTACAGCATTACCAAAAGTAATGATACCTACTAAACATAAATCTTTGTACAAACCAAAAGAATATGTAAAAGAAGTCATTCTTTTTAAATAATGCTTTTTTAATATCCATTCTTTACAATCTTGCGTTGATATGCTTTTTACTTTATATTTTTCTTTAATACTCAAAGTTCCCCTGTTAAACAATAGTTATCTAAGTCTGCACCCTCTATAAAGAATTTGTTGTATAAGTCAAGTGCTTTCTCTACTTTCTGTTCGCCTCTATAGTAAAACTCTTCAGAGCAGTTAAATATACCTATATCTAATGAGCCTTTATCTAACACCAGAAAATAGAAGTCTTTATACTCTTTGTTGAATAGGTTACAATATAGGTAGCATTGTACGTCATATCCGTACTTGTTAGCACTCCAGCTAAAGTCTTTTATGTTTGTTGTAGTCTTTAGGTCTACTATTCTATTTGTTGCTAATACATCTGCTTTACCTCTAAATGGGAAGTCTAATACATTATCTATAGATGGTATCTCAAACTCTGCTTTAGTTATTAGTTCTTTTGCGTGTTCGTTTCTGTAGAACGCATCTACAAGCCTTTCTGTTTCACTTCTTTCTTTAGCTGTGTAAGCTGTGCCAAACTCTGCTTGTGCTTCCTTAAACTTCTTTGTGTTTCTACTCTGTACCTCTACAAACTTTTGTTCTGCGAATTTTTGAGGCTCAAGGATTGCCCAGTGAAATAAAGCACCAGCTCTGAGGGCAGAACTTTCTCCACTTCCATACTCTAAGCTAAACTTATATGTCTTAGGACTTGACAGGAGTTGTTTAAGACTACTACTACTAAGTGCTAACTTGTTTAGTTCTCCATAGTAAAAGCTATCATCTTCCATACGTTCTAATAGTTCTACCCTGTCATAGTATTTACCATCAAGTAATTTTATTTTAGATTTCATATTGTTTTAATTCTTCTTTTAGTTTTAGTATCTCTTTGTTCTTATCGTTTCTTACAAGGCTTTCTCTTTTAGTTATTATATCTAACTCAGTAAATAATGTATTGTTAAACATACCAATCTCTGTAATAGCTTTTACACAATTAGTTATGTCTTTATTGTTTGGCTTTTGTTGATGCCATTCCATTAACTTATCTGCTAAAAAAGTAAACCATTGATTGTATGCTTGTTTCTGTAGTAGATTCATCTTGATATACCTATTAAAAAACCTAATACTGCAACACCTAAAAACATTAATATTAAAATTAATTGCATTAAAGTATCTCTCTGCCTCATCAATTTACGCTCTTGTTCTTCAAGTTCTTTTTGTGTATACACTTCTATTCTGTTTTTTCTTGTTTCGATATGTAATCCTGTCTTTGT